CGGTTCCGGGAAGACTGGCCGTTCCTCTCCGAACCTGATTGCCCGACCGAACTGAAGGCCCTTGCCGCGGATATGATCACATCGTGGCACAACTATGTCAACGCCCACGAGGATCTGTTCAAATGCACCACTCCGGAAGAGTGCTTCGAGGCCGCGGAAAAAACGGTAAGAAATTTTTATCAAAATTCAGTTTCCCGCACTGAATTTCAATACTACAAGGAGCATCACCGGATTCTTGGCAAACATCCGATTTTCGCCTTGACAAAGAAACTGGATAATCTGAGACGAATGCCGATCACCGAGCTAATCCGGAAAAGGCGCAATGTCCAGGATTCCATCTGGCGCGCGGAGCGGGAAATCAAGAAAGGCGACCGCCCTGACCTGAAAGTGTCAAGAGAGGAAAGGCTTTCCCGCCTGAAGATGACGCTCGATGAGATAAACCGAATGATTAAAGAATATGAAGGAACTGACAACCGAACTTCTCGATGATCTTTCATCCCTTGCGGCCATCGGCTGGACTGATGCCGAACTGGCCGGATTCCTTGACATCACAGAAAGGCAATTGGATGTCATCTTGGCTGATCCCGTCACGATAGATGATCAGCGGATCAGCAACGCCATCAAACGCGGCCAGCTGGAGAAGAGGGCCAAGATCGAACTTGCCGTTGTGCGTGGAGCTATGGGTGGCGACGCCGACTCCGTCGAGCAGTTCCGCGACATCGTCCGGGACAAAAGTTTCACCATCTCAAAGCTGGATCTGTTCGGCGGTGCCGAGAAAGAAGGCGCGTTCGAGAAGATTCAGGAATATATTGCTTCCGGATCAAAGGGCAACCTTTCCGACAAGGAACAGATCTACATAGACCTGCTGACGCTGATATATTCATTGGACGGCCAGTATGGCAAAAGGAGGACGATCAAGTTCCTGACCAGCGCCCCTTTCTGCATCCCCTACCAGCGTGCCGCGGACATATATTCAGAAGCCGTGGAGCTCTTCTTCTGCAACCGTAAGGTCTCCAAAGAGGCGATGCGCAACAAGATGGCGGATCAGTTCGACACACTCTATGTCGCCGCGAGGGACGCCGCAAAGACCTCCAAGGACTACGCCGTGGCCGCCGATATCCTCGTCAACAAGGCTCGTGCCCTCCAGCTGGACAAAGATGATCCGGCCAAGCTTCCGGCTGAAATCTACCAGCCGATGTTCCGTCTGCTTTCCGCAACGCCAGAATCCATCGGACTTCCGGCAGCCAACCGTGATGAGCTGGAAAGGCAGATTGACACCGTGGTCGCTCCGGAGTCCGTCAAGAGACGGCTCAGGACCGATGCAGGCATCGTTGATCTCGACATCGTAAAATACCTTGAGGATGCAAAGGAAGAGAGTTAAACCTGAATCCACACAAGCCGCCTCCGTCCAGTACCAGAACCCTTTCGCCCAGATCGTGTCGCTGGCCGGCGCCTGTCAGAACCTCAATGTCGTGGGGCGTGGCGGAGCCAAGACAACCGACATCCAGGCCGAAAGACTGCTGGATGTCATCTATGATATGCCAGGAGCGCCCGTCGTCTGGGTGGCCGACACGTTCACGAACCTGAACGCCAACATCCTCCCATCCGTTCTGGAGGGGCTGGAGCGAAAAGGCCTGCGTGAAGGAGTCCACTATGTCATCGAGAAGGAGCCGCCGACATTCACCGATGCGGAGAAGGCATCCCTTCCGGACTGGCTCAAACCACATTTCTGGAAACCTTTCAACAAACTGGTCTCCTACAAACGCACGATCATATTCTACACCGGCACCAACATCCGGTTCGGCTCCCTTGACCGCCCGGCCACCCTTGCCGGAGCCTCCTACGTCTTTGTCTTCGGAGATGAGGTGAAATATTTCCGGGAAGACAAGATCTCCAACCTGCTGAAGGCAGTCCGTGGCTACAGGCAGGAATATGGTCACAGTGTCTTCTACCGAGGATTCAGTTTCACCACCGATATGCCCGACACCACGCACATCGGGGAATATGACTGGATCCTGAAATATGCCCACAATATGGACATCCCGGCCATCGTGCTTGTGCTGAAAGCCGGCCTGGTCTATAACGAATGCCTGCACGAGGCTGCCGCCGCCAAGGACAAATGGTTGAAGACCCACAGTGGCGAGGATCTTAACATCTACCGCGGCAAGTGCCGTGTGGCCGAGCAGTGGAAGGCGAGATGGACGGAACTGAGGATGAGGAAGGAAGCCAGAACGTTCTTCATGCTCGCATCCTCGTACATCAATGTGGACATCCTCACTGAGCAATGGTTCGGTGATGCCATCGCTGGTAAGCTGCCTGACCTGAACACGGCCATCCTCTCTATGCGCCCGTCCCTGGAATCAGGCGACCGCTTCTACACCTCCTTGAGTGAACGCCACTTCTATTATGATGGCACGGATGAGGAAGCCTACGATGGATTCGGACTGCTTGATCAGGAGGATTGCAGGGTGCTGAAATATCTCGATCTGGACAAACCGCTCATCGCAGGAGTGGATTTCGGGAATATGTGCTCGATGTCCATCGCCCAGAATGACACCGAGAAGGGACGCTCGTGCCTGCGTGTTGTGAAGTTCCTCTACACTCTTGCGCCTGAATATGTCCCTGACCTTGGAGAGAAGTTCCGCGCCTTCTTCGCACCTGTGAGGCGCAAGACCCTGATGCTGTACTATGACCGTGCAGGCAACTCCTACAAGTCCGTGGGTGAGGATCAGGTCGGCAAGTTAAAGAAGGCTATTGAATATGATGAATCCGGCCGCCGTACAGGGTGGACGGTGCAGCTTATGTCCATCAACCAGGGCAACATCGGGCAGCCGGAGGAATATTCATTTATGCAGGAGATAATGAGTGAGCGTAATCCACGGTTGCCGGTGATTCGCATCGATGCGTATGCGGCCAAGCATCTGAAGCTGTCATTGGAAAAGGCAAGGACTGTGGTCAGGAACGGGGTTGTGTTCAAGGATAAGAAAAGCGAGAAGTTACCGGTGGAGCAGCTGCCTACGGAGTCCACCAACCCATCAGACTCATTCAAGTATCTTGTGATGACCAAGCAACTCAGAGGCGTGGCCAGCGGCAAGACGATGCTGCCGTCCTCGGCGACGGATCCTCGTGCGGTCGGGAAAAACAAGGACTGAGCGGGGCGTGCGCCATATATCACCCTCGGGAAGGAATCGCAATTGCGATTCTTCCGTTGCGCGGCCCGGGCTCTTTTGCGTCCGAAAAAGTGCGTTTTTGCCGCGTCGGGGTGCATGGCTTTGAACCACTTGATTTTGACGGGAATATATTCACAAAACAAGCCCGTTTGGCTGAAATAGCCGAGCCTTGGGCTGTAGTTTCCGGGTTGGGCGTGGTGTCCTTTTTATCGTCTTGGGAGGTGGCTAACTTTGTGATATGAACGTATATGAAGCATTGACGGAGATGAGGCGACTGTCAGAGGAAGACAGGAGCTTCAGCTTCTCGTTTATGAGCTATAACCCCACGAAAGGCACAAGCGACGGGATCGTCTATGTCCGGCGCGGGGTGTTGAGACATAGGGAAACCAAGGAGCACAACAAGAACGCTGACATCATCGAGGGCTACACGGATCTGGAGACCGGAGAGCCGAGGCGTTTCTACCAGCCGCTTCTGATGACATTCAACGGACAAAAACTGATACTCGTATGAGCAGAATCGAAAAAATATCCGACCACACATCCGTTCTGCGGCTGAACGATGGCCGGGCTTTCGCGCTTTCCAACAGGAGGGACAGCAGTCTGGACTCCGTGTTTTGGATGGCGCAACAGAGGAACTGGGAACAGTTGCCCCAGACGATTTGCGGACAGAAGATCGTGCCGTTCGGCCACGACAACAATCTGCCGGTGCACCTAAGGGACATCCTGGACGAAAACAATCTTGGTCCGGGAATCCTTGAAAGGCAGATGGGGCTTCTCTACGGCCAGGGCGTGTTCCTGAACCGGTTGGCTTACCAGGAAGGAAACATCGTGCATAACTGGGAGGAGGACAGGGAGATCCAGGCGTGGCTGGACAGCTGGGACTATATTAGCTACATAAAGGGGTGTATGACCGATTACCTGCATCTGAAAGGGTTCTTCGATGCCAAGTATCTGGAGAAAGGCCGGAGAATAGGCAGGGAGCCAAAGATAGCCTATCTTGAGCATATTCCTTCAAAGAACGCAAGGCTGGAGTGGACGGACAGCAGGGAGATCAAGGACGTGAAACACATTGTTGTCGGGGATTTCGAGCATTCCTGCGTGGGGACGGGCGTAAGGGTCTATCCGGTCTATGACAGGAAGAATCCAGGACGGTTCGGAGCGTCGGCATCGTACAACCACACATATTCATTCGCAAGGGATTTCTATGCTGTGCCTCAGTATTGGGGAGCGTTGCGCTGGATTGTCAAGGGTTCGGAGATTCCGACCATATTCAAGTACGTGACGGACAACGGAATCAACCTTGCTTATCTGGTGAAGGCTCCCAAGGAGTACTGGGAGGAAAGGCGTGACCGTCTTAGGATGGTTCATCCGACTTGGGATGACACCAAGGTGGAGAACGAGATCAGCCGGTTGACGGAGGATCTGCTGTTGCAGATGCAGGATGTGCTCAGCGGCAAGGAGAACGCTGGAAAGTTCTTCTATTCGCTCGATATGCCGTCTGAAAGCGGTGCGGGGCGTGTGTCTTGGTCCGTGGAGGCGATAGACCAGAAGATGAAGGACTTTGTGGAGGCTCAGTTGAAGATCTCGGAGGCTTCGGCATCTGCGATCACATCCGGAATGGGGCTGCATCCGTCGCTGTCGAACGTGATGGTGAACGGAAAGCTGGCATCTGGATCTGAATTGTTGTATGCCTTCAAGCTGTTCCTGCTTTCGGATACGGAGATCGCCTCACAGACGATTCTGGAGCCGATCAACCAAGCGATAGCGTTCAATTTCCCTGGAAAGGGGCTGAAACTTGGGTTCTTCCACAAGCAGTTGTCGGCGGAGGATGCCCTTACTTCTTCGGCAAGGGTTAAAAATCAGTGATTATGATGGATTTGTTCAACAGAAATCGGGACGGTTCCAAGGAACTTGAGGATCTGACCGGCCAATGGTACGCTTCCTCTCCTTTCAGGCTGATCGAGACGGAAATCCGGTTCGCCACCGATGAGGTGGCGCGGCTTGTGAGTCCGGAGGTGGTCAAGGAGGCCGCGGAGGCTTACGATGAGGATGAGAAACCGGAGCTTGTGGCCGCTGTGAGGCTTCCGGTGGCTTGTCTGGCGTTGATGCGGTACGCTAAGCTTTCGTCCGTGTCCCACGAATCGACCGGCCGGAAGGTCAAGATCGATGACAATGAGAGAAGCCCTTACGAATGGCAGATAGACAGGGATGACAGGGCAATGAGGGAGCGGTATTTCAGGGCTCTGGACGCTTTGTACACCTACTTGGAGACTTCCGGCAACGAGAACTGGAAAGCGTCGGCCAAGAGGACGATGACGGGCGAATCCATTGTCAGGAATATTCAGGAGTTCGAGGCTGTCTATCCCGTCGATGGAAGCTACTATGTCTATTATCTGCTCCAGGCGCTTGTGATCGAGCGGCAAAGGGCGGTGATAGGACCGTTCGCGGGGGATAAGTGGGCTTCCATAGCCGACGGCTCGGCTGACGAGAGGGTGCTCTCGCTGGCCAGAAGGGCGGCCATTCTCAGTGCGGTGATCGTGGCTGGGACGAGGTGGAGCCTTGAGGTGTTCCCTATCGAGATCGCAAGGCGGTTCTCCCCTACCTATCAGGGCAACAAGTCCAACCGTGTGGCCACGATGGATGAGATCGACTGGTACGTCGGCAATCTGAAAAGTGAGGTCAAGGACGCTTTGACGGATTTGTCGGCGCTGATCAGCGAGGAGAAGGTGGACCCTAAGCTTTTGCCTGTGAATGACAGGAGGAACAAATTCTTTACCACCGAGTGATGAACACGATTGAGGTTTTCGAGACCGGTAAGGTCGTGCAGGTGCCTGGCTCGTGGAGTGAGATGACTCCGAAACAGGTGCGTGAGGTATTCCGGATCTTCGAGAGGTGTCTTAGGCGTGGGGAATCGCCGTTGGACTTCAATGTGAGGGTCTTGTGGATGCTGCTTGGGGTACGGAGGACTGTCAAGGGATGGTTCACGGACATATTCAATGGCTCTTCTTCTGTCAGGGATGAGAATGTCTATCGGATGTGCGAGACGTTTCTGGGCTTCCTGTTCTCGGAGGAGTCGGCTGCGTTGACGTTTGATTCGGTCGCGAATCCGATGCCGGTGGTCCGGTTGGGGCTTGTGAGGCTGTACGGTCCGGGGGAACTGCTTCAGGATCTGACTTTCGGGGAGTTCAGGCACGCATCCGCCGCAATCAACAGGTTTTTCAGGAGCCGCGAGCCGGAGGATCTGGATGAATGCATCGCTTTCCTGTACAGAAGACGTTGCCGGAAGGCCAACAGGGCAGGTCGGATGGTGCCGGATGTGGACCAACGGAATGCACGTGGGCATATTCATAGAGCGTCGAGGTTGAAGGGGTGGCAGAAGAATCTTGTGATGATGTGGTTCGCGGCTTGCTTGAAGTACCTTCAGTCGGGTGTTCTGGAGATTAACGGGGAGGAGGTTGATTTGTCGAAGCTGTTCGCCGGGGATGAGAAAAGTTCGGGGATAAGCTTCGGGTGGAATGATCTGTTGGTCGAGGTGGCTAAGGAGAACACGCTTGGCAACATTGACAGGGTGGATGAGGAGCCGTTGTTCTCGGTGTTGTCGATTATGTGGCATAACTATAAGGAAAGGAAGAGAAATGAGCAGATTATCAAGGCTTCAAAGGCTCACTGAGTACCTTTCGGGGTTGAAGATCCACTCCTGCAGGTGCTGTGGGTACATCGATCCGATTTGCACGACCGCACAGTCGGACGCCACTTCCAAACTGGCGCATCTTTCGGGTGTGCAGGTGGTGGTCGCGCGTCCGGAGGTGCATCAGCGCGGGGATTCGGACACGTTCCGGGAAGAGTTGGGGACGGTGATCTTCGTGTTGGAGAAGGGGCTTGGGCTGGACAAGACGGAGGAATCGGAGAATGAGCAGTATTCACGGCTTCTGGAGATTGCGGATTTGATTCTGGCCTATATCGCCGAGGAGACCTCAAGCCAGAACTGCCGTCTTGTGACGGGTTTGGCGTTGGCTTCGGTGGATGTAGTGCCTGAGGCAAGCGTGTTCGGAGGTTGGAGCGGGTACAGCATCGAGCTTGCGTTTGAGTGATGGATGTCAGGGCGCGTTTCGTAAGTGAGGTCCTTCAGGATGAGGGTCAGCGGCTTCTGAGAAATCAGGGGAAGGCCATCGAGGCCAAGGTCAAGAAGCGTTCCGGGCGGTTGGAATCGTCCAGGAGTGTTTCGGTGACCGGTGGGAGCGGTGCTTCGGGGACTTTGACGTTCGTGCACGTGGCCTACGAGCGTTTTCTGGATATGAAGCGTCTCCAGCGTGGCGGCAAGTCCGTCAAGAGCAACCGCAAGATCCACAATCGCTATGTCTTCGGTGCTTTCGCCTCCATCGCCGAACGGCTGATGTACGAGTTCACGGAGGATGTCATCGCCCGGATCAGGGAGTCGGAACTGGGGCGAACGAAGTGAAAATCAAGCGGGAAGTCTTGATTATTTGGCCCAAAGTTTGTTTCTTTGTAAACACATTCGCAATACAAATGCAATACGGCAAGACGGTGGAGTGATTTTTGCAAGAGGTAGAGATAACACGTAATTCTGATTGAGTATGTTCTGGGGTTCTTTTGATGTTCCGATAGGAGTGATTATCCTCGTTCTGCTGGTTGTGTTCTGGAAACCGGTGACAAGCAGGATTTTATTGTGGGTATTCGTCATCATCACGTTCCCTTTTGTCGCATTGTGGAAAGGCATAGAGAAATTAGCAGGAATAGATGAAAATAGTTGTGAGACATCTGATGAGGACGCAAGAGAACTCGCACTAAAACGGAGGTGGCTGATGAAAAAGGTTGTCCTCGCAGCGACTGGTTTTTTGGCACTGTTCGCGGTCATTATCTGGACACTTCCGCTATTCGACATCCACGACTGGAAAGTGGTCGGCTGGCTATCACTCCCTGCCTTCATTTTAACTGTCATTATCGCAACCAGAACAAAGTTCTTTGATCCTCCAAAAGTGGGATAGCCAACATCTATGTCCTTTTGCAGCCGCTGATTAGCGGCTATTTTTGTGCCATAAATCACGTGAGATTATGGCTAAAAGAATTACTGATGAGGATCTTCGGCTGAACCTGATCATCAATGGGGACGGCGGCAGGAAACAGTTGCTTGAACTTGAAAGGCAAATAAACAACACAACAACCGCAATTGAAGAGACACGGAAAAAGATGACCGCTTTTGAAGTGGCGGGAAAGAAAGCCAGTCAAGAATATCAAGATTTGAGCAAGTCTTTGGAAGTTCAGCAGGCTTCACTGAAGAAATGCCAGTCTGAATTCAAGTCCCTTCAAGAAACAGTTCCTCTTACAAGCAAGACGATGAAAGAGCTTAAGCATCAAATCACCGCCACACGAACTGCACTTGAACGCGCTGTTCCTGGCTCCGATAATTGGAACCAGTTAAACAAGGCACTTCAAGAATTAAAAACAAGATACAAAGAGCTTACCGATCAGTCTAAAGCCGTCAGTTATACAACGTGTGAGATGATGGACAAACTTAGCAAGTATGCCATTTCGCTCACATCAGCTTTTAAAGGAGCCGTTAATGTGATTAACAGGTTCACTGGTGCACGTGATGCGTTTTTAGCCTACGACGAGGCGATGACGGATGCGATGAAGACCACGGGGCTGACGAAAGATGAGATTTCGGAGCTCAGTGAGAAACTCAAAGGCATAGACACAAAGACAGCTCAGAATGAGTTACTTGGGCTTGTGCGAGCCGGCGGTAAGTTGGGAATATCCGGTCAGGAAGACTTGTTGGGATTCGCGAAGGCCGCCAACCAGATCAATGTGGCACTTTCCGAGGATCTTGGCGGTGATGCGGAGGCCGCCATCACGGAGGTCGGAAAGATGGTCGATGTGTTCAACCTCAAGGATGAGTTCGGAATCGAAAAGGCGATGCTGAAAGTAGGTTCGGCCATCAATGAACTGGGAGCTGCTTCGACCGCCAACGAGGGCTACATCGTGAACTTCTCCGGAAGGCTTGCCGGTATCGCACCTAATGCCAACATCAGCATCGACAAGGTTATGGGACTTGCGGCCACGCTCGACTCCCTGCACCAGCAAGCTGAAACTTCATCCACTGCGGTAGGGCAAACCATAACCAAGATGTTCGAGAAGACAGAGACATTCGCGAATATTGCAGGAATGTCTTTGAAAGACTTTTCCGACCTCTTGAACAACGATGTGAACGAAGCGTTCATCCGTGTGCTGGAAGGAATGAACAAAGGCGGTGACGGTGGAATGAAGGCCATCACCGAGGCGATGGGAGATATGGGACTGAACGGTTCACGCGCCATCCAGGTACTCGGTAGCCTTTCAAAACAGACGGAGACATTGCGGCAGCAGCAATTGATCGCGGCCGAAGCTTTCAACGAGGGTACCTCAATCATCAATGAATATGAGCTCAAAAATAACTCGTTGACGGCCACGTTGGAAAAGCAGAAGAAGGCTCTTATGGAGACGACCGTAGAAATCGGAGAGAAAATGAACCCCCTGATGTCTGAAAGTGTCGGACTTACGAATATGGGTCTGAAAGCCGTTTCCGCATTGATTGGTCCTATGGTCAAGTATCGCTACCAAATAGCCGAGATTGCGGCAGCCATATTCATCTATAACCAACGGGCGAAACTCAAGCTTGCGTATGACAAGTTGTTGGCGTTCTGGAGCAAGGAGAATAGAGACGCTTTGCTGAAACAAGCGCTTAGTCTGAAGGGTGCAAGTGTCGGTACCGCAGCTTTGTCATTGGCTCAAAATCTTCTTGTCGGCAATACCAAGGCTGCTACTATTGCATTCAAACGCCTCGGTTTGGCCATCAAAGCTAATCCTTTCGGGCTAATCCTAAGTGTCATCACCGCCGTGGTTGTCGGTATAACCACATTTGTCAGGCGGTCAAAAGAAGCAACCAAGGAAATGACAGAGATGAGGAAGGCGGCCGCTGACACAGCCTCTGAAATCAACAGGGAAAAAGATGCGGTGAATAGGCTGAAGGATGCAGTCACCTCGGCGACCATCGGGTCAAAGGAAAGGGCGGCTGCCATCAAACAGATAAACGATCAGTACGGTTCTTACCTTCCACACCTGCTTGATGAGAAAGCGTCCAATGATGAGGTTGCCGCGGCTCTTGGCATTGTCAATGACAAGCTTTCCGAGCAGATAAGGTTGAAAGGGATGCTGAACGCCAAATCCAAGCTGGATGAGGGGCTCCAGGACAGTACTGTGAAAGCGGCGGAGAACATCAGGAATGCCTACAACAAGACACATAAAGACTCCAAGATGAGCGAAGATGACTACCGTGGCGTTCTGGAAGCGATTGTGGGATTCCGAGACACGATGACATCGGAGACATCATCCAGTACCGACAAGATCAACGCTGCGGCGGCGTTGAAAAGAAGCCCTATACTCAGAGATTTCCATCCTGATGATTTGGCGAAGAAATTAAGTCCCGTCTCTTCCGGAATAGATAAGTACAATTCAGACGTGAAGACATTAGAGGCGTTGTATGGCGTAAATAAGAGGAAGAATAGTAGTGTTACTACGACATCCGGGACATCAGCCTACTCAACTGCGGATAGCGATGTCACAACAACTCCTGACAACAAAACCGGAAAGCAGCAGTGGTCATTGAGCAATGATGAGGCGTTCCTGAAGGCTAAGGCGGAGCTGACGAAGCAGTTCAATGAGAAGGAGATTGCTTCGCAAGGGGAATATGACGATAGGATTTATGAGCTGGAGGTGGCTACGTTGACGGCACGGCTGGCTGCTCATAAGGAGAAGGGGGCGGAAAGAGCAAAGATTGAGAATGAGTTGCAGGATAAGATCAAGAAGCATTCGGAGGATGCGTTGAAGAAGCGGCAGGAGTACGAGAAGAAGGCGGCGGATCTGGCCAAGGAGGGAACAGCGATCATCAACGAGGCGGAGACGGACAAGACCAGGGCGGCGATGGATGGTGAAGAGGTTCGGTACCAGGCGGAATTGAAGAAGTTCAAGGAGACGCAGGTGCTGTACGAGAATCAGGCGGCGGTGCTGGAGGCTATCGAGAAGAAGCATCAGAATAAATTGTTGAAGATCAAAGAGGATGCTTCGAATAGGGAGTTGGCGCTGCTTGAGGCTAAGCACAATGTCAAACTGCAAGAGATTCAGAATGACTATTCCAAAGTCGTAGCCGAGGAATCCCCGACTTCTGTTGGCGTTATGAAAGCAAAGAGAACCAGAGATGACACTCTAGTTAAAGAGAATTTGTCTTATCAGAATGTCTTAAAAGATCGTCTTCAACAGATAGTTGATACCGGAGGATTTGATGGCATCAAACTTTCAGAAGAAGAACTGGAAAAGTACAGGTTGAAACTTGAGCAGGTCACCGGCAAGATCAACGAATTAACCGCAACGCAGAAGAAGAGCAATGCGGGAATATTCGGGGGCACAGGCAACGGAGAGTTGTTCGGTGTGTCGCAAGAGAAATGGAACCAGCTTTTCGCCAACATCGCTACTGGCAAGGCTGGCACCGAGGATCTGCTTACCGCTTTGTCCGGAATCGGCGGGGCGGCTCAGGAAGGGTTTAAACTGGCAAGCCAAGCGATCGCTCTTACGGCTGCTAAAGAACAGCAGGACTTCAAGCGGTACCAGAAGGACAACGAGAAGAAAAAGAAGGCTCTCAAGTCTCGTTATGATGCCGGTCTGATGTCTCAGGAACAGTACAATGCAAGGGTCGAGGAGATGGAAGCCGAGGAGGAGGCCAGACGTGAGGAGATGGAAATCAAGCAGGCCAAGCGTTCCAAGGCTCTCAGTTTGTCACAGGCTATCATACAAACATCTTTGGCTGTGATGAAGACCTTTGCAGAATGGGGCGGATGGCCGGCGGGTGTGGCTCCTGCTGCCATTATGACGGCATTGGGCGCGGCTCAGATCGCGATGATCGCGGCGCAACCGATTGGTGCGGAGGAGGGCGGCTTCGTGAACACTCGCCGGGCTCAGGACGGAAAGGCCTTCAAGGCGCGGCTCTCACCTGACAAGAGAGGCTTCGTCTCCTCCCCTACCGTGCTTGTGGGTGAGAACGGCGGTGAATATGTGATACCGGCTGACGGACTGAGCAATCCGACATTGCTGCCGTTCGTGGCGACGATGGAGGAGGCTCGGAAGGCTGGAACGTTGAAGAGCCTGAACTTCGAGGCGGTCTATCCTGTGGGAGCCGCTATCGGTCGGGAAAGCGGTGGGTTCACTGGCACTTCGACAAGCCCGGTGACTGGAATCGACTCTGGGGCTGGCGCCGTAGTTTCGGCAAGGTCAGCGACCGATGAGAGGTTGCTGGAGGCTATCGAGCTTCTGAACAAAAGGCTTTCCGTGCCTATCAAGGCGGATGTGTCGATGCTGGGGAAGAACGGGATCATCGAGCAGACGGAGAAGTACAATCGTGCCAAACGCCGGGGTACTTATGGCAGATAATGCGTTTTTTTGCAAAAATTCCCGTAAAATTCTTGGAATTTGGAAAAAGATTCGCATCTTTGCCAGTGCGTACTACATACTTAGCATTCTCTTTACGGCTGAATAATTCCGTAGAAGATTGCTGACATATTATTAAAGGGAAATTTTGCCCTCCGTATGGTCGTTGCTGACGAAAGTCGCAACAGCATTATGCCGTAAGGCAGGTATGTGGTACGCAGACCTTAGCGGAGGGTTTTTATATTCAATTAGTTATGCGTACTACTAATTCAAACAACGCGGCTGTTGCCGCAGAAAGCCACAAGATCGGGGCTGACTCTTTCATCATCGAGACCAGGATTGAACTTTTCCAGATTGCAGATCGATTCTCGGAGTGGGAAAAGCAGATGTACGAGAAGAAGGAGTTGCTGATGGACGGGAGGTTCGACAATGAGATTCGGACGATGAATGCTGCGTTCTACCAGCTGGATGAGGCTCTGAGAAAGATTCTGAATGAGGAGCTGGAGTTCGACATCCTCCGCCACGACACCGTTACGGAGTGATTTTTGCAAGGACTTGTCTGACAATTAATTCTGAATGAGTATGAGAAAAGTTATTTTAGTTATCGCTATACTGTTGGTTGGCTTCAGCGGGGATTGCTTTGGAAGAAAGCTGGCGGATCCAGACACGCTTACATTCAAGAAGACATATTCGATGCCGGGAATGAGTGAAGATGATATTTACGTTTTCACGGCTGGATGGAAAGCCCCTTGGATGGAGTTCTATGGGATTCGTGACAAGTATGGAACTGGTAGTAAATGCTATGCTTGTCGGTTCTATGGGGAGAAGTTGGATAAGGTCACAGCTAATATATTCTCTAAAGTTTATCTGGTTTTCCGGGATGGGTCTTTCGATTTGATATTCTCCGATATTTCCGCAAGCTGGAGGCACAACTATATAGATTGCTTGTCTTCACAGGATGACAGATTCAACCGCAATGTGTTTTGGCGAATGTCGTACAGTATGAAAATCCTTGACCAGATAAGGGAGCGTTCCAAGGAGTTGTTCGAGATAGCCACCGCCTCGATGGATCATTACCTTGAGGTCGGCCCGCCGGTGGAGCTGAAGAAACTCTGACAATCCCGCCGTCCCATACAGCCGCCTCAGGGCGGCTGTCTTTGTGCCAAGAAGGACACAGAACGATGTGAAAATCAGCGGAAAGTCTTGATTATTTGGCCAGAAAGTTGTTCAATTATTTTTTTTGTATTGCATTTGCATTTACAAAAATATTATCATTATCTTTGCACAGATTGATGAGATACATATTGATGAAGGCGCTATGAGCTCATATATTCAGCAATTAGAGGAATATTTTAACAAGGCTACTCTTGAGCAGCAGGACAAGGATTACCAAGAACTTCAAAAGTTCAATAAGAATGGTATAACTGTTGATGACTACATCCGGGATTTAGGAATTATACTTTAGTTATCATTCTATGGCATTCAGCAAGTATAAGAGCAAATCCGAGATGAATGAAACTTTCGCTAAGTCTTTGCACGACAGTTCGTCTTTCCTCCCTGTTGGACATTGCGCATACTATGCTTGTTTTCAAAGGATTTGCCATATATGTTATTATGTTATCGGGAAAACAAAGGATCAAATCGCCTCAGAGTGTAGTTTAAGCAGAGAAGGTTCGCACAATTATCTGCTGAACCTCGTATTGGAATACATCAAGAAGAGTAATCCTAATGATGGCCGTACTTTGCGTAGGGATATTTTCCAACTAAAGAAACTTCGCGAGTCAGCAGATTATGAAGATGAAAATTTTGATTCATCCAAAAGTTCGAACTCGCTTGATTTGATGAGAGAGATCCTTCCTATTTTGAGAAAATACTGAATATGACTTCTAATGAATATATTATCAATGAACTGAATCTTCTTCTTGAAAAGATTCAGAATATTCGAGTACGCTACGAGTTCGATCAAATGTCTTCTATGCATATCATTGAAATCGTGCCCGATGATGTTTATCGTAACGATGCGTTATACCTTGAATGGGAGGATGACTTATTTAGCAGATTCATCGAGAAATTCCCTACTGAAAGCATTTGCTTCATTTCAGATAAATCATACATCGAAGTGAAAAATCCAATCTTTGTTAAAGAAGGGGCTGGTTTTGCATCCTTCTCGTGCAAAGATGAGAATCGCTTCTCTTTGCGGAAATCTGAAATCACTCCAAAATTCCACGAAATGCCTTTCACTTGGATTTCATTAGCGCCTATTGGATGTGAGACTTATTCCTTTTCGCAGCAATCAGGTGCGCAATTCCGTGTTGAAATTAATAATGATAACTATCCAAAAGCAGCATAAGAATTATGGACAACAGCAATCCAAAGTCAGGGTTTACCCTTGAAAATATCATCCTAATCGAAAGTTCTTTCAAAAGAATTAGCGATGTGATATTCGACAAGAAGGCTCAAAACTCATTCGATATAAATGTTGGAGTCGCATCTGCCGAACCAAGAATAGCCGTCACTGTTGATGTTACAGTGGCGCAAAAGCGTGACGAGGTTGAGCAGTTCAGGATTACGGCAAAAATGGTGGGAATATTCAAGAAAGAAGGTGAATCGGACATCAAAAGCGATGAGGATTTTGGCCGTATCAATGGTGCGGCCATTGTGTTCCCTTTTGTAAGAGAACACATTGCCAATGTGGCATTGAAAGGAGGCTTAGGTGCGGTTCTTATCCCACCTGTTAATTTCACGAAGTACACGGGTAAAGAATAGAATCCGTTTCCGTTGTCCTTTTGTAGCCACCTGAGGGTGGCTATTTTTGTGCCATAATGAGTTCGTTATGGTTAGGATATTGACTAAGGATTTCACGGAGCTGGATCTTACGAAGGGGTTCGAGTTCCAGATCGAGATGGAGAACCCGATGCTGGACGAGGAGCATATCCCTTCAGCTTTCAGCACGCAAATCTCGTTTCCGCCGTCGCCGGTGAACAGGAAGGTGTTCGGCTACACTCCGGCGATGTTCCTGGCTCCGAACGTGAAGAGGCTGGAGGCTTCGGTGTGGATCGGCGGCGTGCCTTTCGTGACCGGCACGTTGGTGTACGACGGCATCGAGGACGGATGTCTGATGTACACGTTCACGGAGAAAGTGGTGGAACTGGAGGGGAAGATCTGGGAGAAGAGCATCCTGGAGTTCGACACGGGTTCCATCCCAAGCACCCTCTCGAAGTTTTCTACGCCGCTGCTTATTAACAAGACAAATGTTGCAATACAGCCATATTCGGTGATCAGTAGAATTCCCGTGTCAGGTGAGCCAGGTTCAGCAGGCGCTACCACAGGGCAACTAACTGAAGACGATTACCTCTACAGGAAGAAGTATTACAATTATTACAATGCGTCAGAGAGTTTTACCTATAATACCTTCATTCCGGCTATTCCATTGAGGGTCATCCTGGCAGGATGCTCGGTAAATGTTCCTAACGACATGCTACTCCGGAACGGATGGGCTGAACTATCCATTCTTGGTAGATACCACGAATTCTTGTTTGATGACGTGGTGAAGCCGAACAGGTGGCGTGACGTGGCAACATCGGGAACAAGGCCACCGTCAACCGGAAAGCCCACAAGGCGAGGATCTTCTACTCCAGGAAACAATAAGATCACTGATTTGGCCTCGTTCCTTCCAGACCTCTCTTTCGCTGAGTTGATTAAAGGTCTTTGTTCGATGTTCTGTTCGACCATATTCAACGACGGCGGAAAAGTTAGAATGATAGAGAATAAAGATGTTCTTGGCTATCCTGTCGAGGATTGGGAAGAAAAAATAGAGGGCGATTATTCTTCTTCGGAAGAGAAAGCCGTATCTTATAAGTTCGGCTATGGCGACGATGGAATCTCCTATGACACTACAAAGCTAACCCAAAATATGGAAGACGGTCGAGTAGAAAGAATCCAAGAGGGCAATGTGGACGGCATACTGGCGCACTTTTCGTCAAGTGAGGATTATTCGGTGGTCTTCGACGAGGCTACTGGTGATGTCTATTCTGGCCGCAAATATGACGGAGTCGTAAGGAGACAATATAACCCAAACAATGGCGTGATCGTTCCTGTAACGGAAATAGCGTATGAATGCGACTTGCTTTACAAAGGGGCAAAGCCTGTGGAAAACCATGTGGAAGGCGCAGACACATTTGACAATAGCACCGAATTTATGACAGCGGGCTGCGTGCCGGAAAAATTATTCATTTCCGACACAACTTTTCCACGGAGCATGGCGGCTATAATTGAACCGAACGATGTTGGAAAAGAGCGTGACAACAAGGTCTACATTGGGGTGTCATTTGAGGATCAGTTTTTCAGCAATGGCATATTCGCCCCTATCTCAAAGGCAGACTTTCAGTTTGTTGGAACCGAAGACCTTACTCCCGGCGGTCTCTGGGAAGAATATCACAAGGCATTCGCCCAGTGGCTGGGAAAGACGAGGCAGAGGGTGGCCGTGGACGTGAACCTCACGCCTGTCGAACTGCACAACTTCAGGCTGTACAGACCGGTGTACTTCAGGGGGAGGAAATGGATCGTGGCGAAGCTCTCGGTGACGGTGGCGGCGGGTTCGGACAGGGTCTCCACCAGAGGCGAGTTCATCGAAATCTGATGTCCTTTCCCAAGGATGTTACATGTGGTAATTTTGCCATAGCAAGGGGCTCTACGCCCCGGATAACAGAAGTAATGGAATTTACAGGTAACATACAGTTCGCTGACGAAAGCTCCTGGCTGACGCTGACAACGGAATCGGATGACACGGTTACGATCTCCGTCAGGCTCAACACCTTTGTCCCCAATCAGGAGGTCATGAGTTTTGAGGTGACTCCAAACTCTGGCATAGTACGGTTGCCGGCGGGGGAAATACTCAGGGTTCTGAAAGGCAACGGTGTCGGGATGATTACAGGAGTATTCGCAGCCACGCAAGGCACGTCGTCTTGCTCGTACAGTTTCAGTGCGCTGCCTTGCCGGAAGTTCGCCTACAAGTCGCTTGCCGCGACCATATTCACGACAAGGCCGGAAAAATCTCCTGTCCATGTCGGAGCCGAAGACAGACTCTGGTTCTACAGGATGGCGGGTGATGTCTCCACCTATGTCAGATTTAACTATCTTGCCGGAGGCTCATCCAGCAACTACGAGCTCAGTCCCACGTATAGCATTAATCTGAAATATTATGACCTTGACATTTCCGCTGACACGATGCTGGCGACCGCTTCCGCAAAGGGGCTGGACGTGTCAAACATAGTGTCCTATGATGTTTGGATAGAGTGTTCCGGAAGCAAGTCAACGGTATATTCTTTCGTCATCAAGAGGATGCGGTTGCCACTGAAGACGTACAAGTTCCTGGGGCGGCGAGGGACGTATGAATATATTCACGCAACCGGGAAGTTCAGCCGCTCGATAGAGTCGGAGACGCAGGTGTTCGTGAATTCCGGGATAGAGCAGGAGCTGGAGAATGACTATTCGATGACATTCGAGCAGAACTCCGGGCACATCGACAGCATCGGGATGAACGGGTACTGGCTGGAGTTTCTTGCGGCCAAGGAGAGGTACATCATCGAGAAGGATGGTTCGGAACGGGCTATTGTCGTGGACGAGTTCAAGACATCGCTGACGGATAGGACTGTCAGCAGCATGACGTTCAAATGGCATTACGCAAACCCTAACAACACTGTCATTGACAAAGTGGACATCGACATCACAGGACTTGGCATCCTCGGGCCGTCCACCGTGAACGATGTAAGCAACACGGCGCAGTTCCAGGTGACATATTCACCGTCGAACACGACACAGCGGAGCATAACCTGGAGTGTGGTGAGCGGTTCGGACTATGCGTCCATCGATGGCAACGGGAAGCTGACGGTAAAGAGTAACGCAAAGGGGAACGTGGTCAAGGTCAGGGCGACAAGTACAGACAAACCAAACGTCTACGCCGAGAAGTCAGTGAACGTCACCTATTTTTCGGCTGAAGTCAGCATCAGCTTCCAGAAAGACAGCATAGAGGTCGAGGCAAAGGCCGGCACCGTGACAAACACGTTCACCACAACAGGACTCACCAACCTTCGGGTGTCCGCCTCCGGAGGGATGGCCATAACCACGGGGCCGTCGATCACCGGTTACCTCATCGGGTTCGCCTATGCGGAGAACACGGGCAATTCGGCGAAAATGGCCACGGTCACCCTGACAGGAGACAGAACGGACGGCAAGGGAACCTTCTCGAAGTCGTATACGGTCTTACAGAAAGCGGCGGCATCAGCCGAAGATCCATCGTGGGATCTTCCTTCTTCATACCTCGGAGAATATCTGACCTTGAATCCTGCCGGCGGCACCTTTGACATAAACATAAGCGATCCTGCGAGAGCAGGCTGGAGAGTAGTGTTCGGTAGTCCTCTGACGTTAGAGTCAGGCTCTGCGACCGGAACAGGCCAAGGGAAACTGTCGGTCAGATACCCTGCGAACGACACCGGTTCTTCGCGCAGTTTCGACCTCATACTCAAAAGCGGCGAGAGTAATTTAACAAGATGTGTCGCCAAACAAGCCGCCAAGGCTGAAACTCCGAAAGCCGACCCGTCCTGGAATTTGCCTACCACATGGACAATCAACGCAGACGGGAGCAATAATCCATCTATCCAAGTCACAGACAACGACAATGTTGGCTGGAAAGTGGAGTACCCTGACTGGATGGAAGCAGAAGGAGGAATAGATTCTGGGACGGGCAGCGGAACAGTCTCGTTCCAGATCGTTGCCAACACCGGTGCGGAACGCGAGGGAAACATAACGCTGAAGAGCGCCGGCGGCAACACAACCTACGCCGTATGCAGCGTATCACAGAAAGCGGCGGCATCTCAGGAACCGTCAATCACATTCTCCATGAACAGTGCCACGGTTAAGGCCACGCTCACTGTATTGACGAATCCGATGTCCTACCAAAACCTTACAGGTTTGAACGCGACAGTGTCCGGGGATCTTTCGGAGGCTGCGGCCACCATCGAATCCGCCGCGGTTAAGGTTACTTTCGCACAAAACACCTCTTCCTCCGAGCGCGTCGGGACGATCACGGTAACAGGAACCAGAACGGACGGCAAGGGAACATATTCGAAGTCGTTCACGATTGAACAGTCGGCGGCAAAGGCCGCCGCCACCTGGGATCTCCCGTCTTCACTGACATTTGAGGGAGGTGGCGACGGAGCGATTTTCACGATAACGGACAAAGACAGCGCCGGCTGGAGACTGACGCTTCCGGACTGGTGCTTTGTCAGCGACGGGATCACCGAGGGATCCGGCGACCGCGACACCGACCTGGTGGCAAGGGCAAATGACACAGGATCGGCAAGAACCGGACATATCACACTGTATCCTGCTGGTTCTTCCACGATGACAATGAGATGCGAGGTGTCCCAGGAGGCAGATACGACTATAGAACAAGGATAAGACATTAATGAATATGAACAATCATTGCGCATACAACGAAAAAAACGACATTTTCCATGTCGTCAGGGGGAATGATTTCCCTATCAGGATCTGTCTTTGGTCGAAAGGACTGACGTTCGGCCAAGACAGAGCCTACGAATTGGAGGACTGCTCAGAAATAATGGCGAAGGTGGTAGGTTCCGACAGGAAAGTCGCCGTCAAAGCACGGTTTGTCACGACCAACGAGATCAGAGGACTCGTTGAAACCGGCTCTCTCCCGATAGGCGACTATGGGGTGGAAGTCATTTTCGTCAATGGCTCCGGCATCAAGAAGAGGATACTTCAGCACGGAGTCATAAGGGTTGCCTCATGCAACGATGCTTCCGGGGTTCAGGAAGACAGTTGTATTGTCAATCTCTATGTGGATAAAGAGACATCGGGCGGTGGAGATGTCCCTGATCCCACACCAGGTGAATCCTGCAAGCCTGACTCCGAACTTTCTGAGACCAGTGAGAATTGCGTGCAGAACAGAGTCGTGACAGGAGCCATAAGGGAGTTGCAGGACTACTGCTTCCCGACTTCACTTGAGGCTTCCATCTCGCCGTCTTCGGCAGAATGGACAGGTAACTCAGTAGAGGTCAGTGTATCTTTCAGGGTTCTCAGAAACTCTAAGCCAGTAGTAGCTGACACTGTCCAGATCCAGTTCAACGGCGAGACTAAGACCCTGGAGAATGTAGCGGAGGGCTCAGAGAAATTCACTCTCTCTACTCAGGGCTACAAATCTGGCTCAGTCACTGCTAAGAAGGGTTCTACTACTATAAAGAACTCACCAAGGTCTATCAGTGCTAATCTCTATCTCCCAGTATACTATGGATTCTCTAAGGCCACCACAGGAAATGAGTTGACTATCACTTCACTGACTAAGGGAGGCTCTTCTCTCAATGGTACCAAGACTCTCACCAACGATGATGCTACTAAGTACCTGTGGCTCTGCGTTCCTAACACCATGTCAATCAACAAGGTTACATCTAGTGGTTTCGATGTTCCGTTCTTGGCTCCAGTAGAGGCTTCTACTCCACTGGGAACCTACAAGTGCTATCGAACTCAGGATCTTCCTGGTGCTGGCTCTATGACAATTGTTATCTCTTAAAACTTAGAATATCATGGCAGATTATATCAAGATCTATGGCGAACTAAGACGACCATTAGAGGGCCAATCTGTCACAGACTCAGATCAGATAAAGCACAAAAATGAGACCGTAAAAGAGGTTCTCGATAGACTAGATGGTGTCACCTACGTAGATGTCCCAGAACTTGAGGACGATTACATTGTTCAGGCAAGCGTATCTCACAAAGAGACTGTCTATACTATCGAGGTGGGAGCAACCATTCATGCTATCGTGGGTGACTCCACCATCAAATGGATGAACGGTGAGGCTCCTGTCACTCAAGCTGATCGCATATACGTGGTCTCAGTGATTGGGTCTCTGGCCGTCTGGGGAGAATTTCCAAAAGCCTAAGCTATGAGTGTATTTAGAGCTCTGATGATGCATAAGCATCAGCCTCTGAGTGAGTTCATCAAACTTGTTCCAGAGAACTTAGAATTCCCGGACCCGGGGAGCACTAAAGATCTAACCATAGAGTCTAATGCTCCATGGACTCTTGGAGTTAAACACAACGACGAAACACCTAACAAAGGCTAATTTATTAATTTCTTAAAAACCATTAAAAGTATGGCAAAACCGAGTTGGATTAAACTGGGCAAGAGCTCAGGTTCCATGAACGATTCCACAACTGTTACCGCCCTTGAGTACACGGGTCGTCAGCAGAGAGGTGGAACAATCACCGCTAAAACAACCGGAGGTGCAACCGACACAACCTCTGTTTCTCAGGCCGGTAAGGCTGAGTTCATTAATGTGCCGACCACGACCTATAATGCCGCTGCAAAGGGTAGCAACTCTGACGGTTCTGACACCATTCAGATCACGGGTACCGCAAATACGGCAAACATCAAGGTGGCCGAGACTACGGGCAAGATTATCCCCGGGGCAGCCTACAAGATCCAAGTCAACGCAGTCAACGATGATTCTTGGGATGGAAAGACTGACACGGGCATTGATGACGATCCGGGTAAGGATGCTCAGTTCACTTTCACTATCGACGTCAAGATCCCAGAGAACAAGACTGAAGCTGCCAGAACATTGGAGATCAAGCTTCAGAATGGTAACGGCGATGTTGTCACTGATGCTATCGCCATCATTCAGGCCAAGGGTGTCAAGTCTTATGGTGCTGTTACCCTCACCGTGGGTACTTATCAGCAAATCCCTGCTGCCGGTGGTACCGTTGATGCCCCTTCTGTTTCCTTCTCCCAGCCTTGGGGATGGAACGGTGTTACCTCGGGGGGTGGCACCATTACTACCGGTGGCACTGTTGCTTATGCAACTAAGACCGGATGGCCTTCATCTCTTACCCTTGCCACAGCTACGGGTCAGGTATCTGCGGAATCTCGTACAACCGTGGTTGGAGACGTGATTTCAGGCACTGTAACTATCACTCTCAATGCTAATGGCAAGTCTGCTTCCAAAGAGGTTTCAGTTAGTCAGCAAGCCAATTCCGTTACTTATGCAGTTACGGATGTGACACTGGCTGCTCCAGCTGACATCCCAGCTTCCGGAGGTTCAGTATCTTCTACTACGGTTACAGCCAAGGGTTCACAGACTTACACCTCGGGATCAGTCACCAGTGATGTTGCCCTCACCAACGGCTCTGATGATTGTACCATCACCTTTAGTGAGGGAGTTTCAGCTGCTTCACTTGGTACTACTGTTACCAACAGAACTAAGAAAGGCACTCTCACTGCTACAGTTACCTGGAAGACTACAGCTACCAAGTCCGCTTCTGTGGATGTATATCAGGCAGCCAATACCGCCACTTACGGTGACATCACCTTTGACTCTGCCGTTGCCACAGAGGTTTCACTCAAGGCTGACGGTACCCAAAGCCGCAACATGACCGACAACTCCAATGTTGGAGCCAAGCAGACTGTCACCTATACTTCGGGTGCTACCAGAACAGAGGCCAGCGCTACTGCTGCGGTTGTCTTTGACCTCAGTCCAAAGGTCAAGACCGCTGCAACTGGGTTTGCTCTCTCTTCTGACGGCATCGTCTCTGTTGGAGCCAACCCTACTACGGAGCCTCGTGGAGGCTTCGTTGTGACGGTTACTGTCACTGGCGAGGGCAGCAAGACTGCCACCAGAAACTTCACGTTTAGTCAGCAGGGGTCTTCTTCCTACATCAACCTCACTCCAGAGAGCCTCACCTTTGTGGCTGCCGGAGAATCCAAGACGCTCAATATAGAGTCAAACGACAGCTGGACTCTTGAATAAGACTGTCATAAGGTGGGAGGGGGTGAAACCCCTCTCATCTTCTAATTTATTCTAAAAAACAGAATAACCATGGCAAAACCAAGTTGGATCACTGTAGTATCTGGGTCTACAGGAAGTGGCTCAGGGACAAGATCACTAAAAGCAAGCTCCCATACTGGAAGATCAAGCAGATCAGGCTCTATCAAAGGAGTTACCTCTGGTGGAGCCTCTGATTCTGTAGTTCTCTTACAGGTTGGAGCTGGTGAGTTTATCGTGGTAGACAAGACTTCCTATTCTGTTGCAGCTCTGGGTGGCACCGTGAAAATCACTGGCACCAGCAACTCGCCGTCTCTGAAGCTGACTAATCTCACTGATTCATCTTTACTTTCAAACTTTGCTCTGAAGGTGAACGGGACTGCCTATTCCTGGGACGGAAACGTCTCTCATCAGATATCTGGAGATCCTGGGGCATCTAGCTCTTACACTTTTGAGATCTCCTTTGACGTGGCGGAGAATCAAACTGAGTATTCCAAGAACATCACTTTCAGGCTCCGTGATTCGAGTGATCCTGGAATATCTTCTGAAGCCATCACCATTACCCAAGCGGCTGGTGAGAAGACCTACGGCACCGCAAGTGTCTATATGACATATTCTAATTGGAATATCGGCGCAGAAGGAGGTGTTGCCACCCCTTCTTACGGATTTTCAATCCCTTGGGGATGGAATGGTAAAACATCTGGTGGTGGGACTCTTACTCAATCTAATTCTTCTCATTCTGTAAAATACACCTATTATACCGATCCTCCTGGTTCCCCTTATAACTGGACCTTAGACGAGTATACAGGAGAGATAGTCATGAATTCTCTGGGAAAGAACATCACTGATTCTTATAAGAGCGCCCGTATTAAGATAACCATTGTCGTTAATGGTCAGACCTTAACTTCCACCGATTTTGTAAGACAAGATCCTAATAAGGCTACCTACACTTTAAATTCTGCTTCTGTTTCATTAGACGATATCCCAGCATCGGGTGGCTCAGCTGACTCACCAAACTTTATCTCAGCTTCAGGCAAGATTGATTATTCTTCTGGAGAATCCGATACTCCTACTATAACATCCTCAGATGTTATCATTACGTTGTCTAAAACGGTAAATGGCTCGAATCTTGGTTCAACTATTAAAGCCAAGACTAAACTCGATACGGTTACAGCTACTATAACCTGGAATGGCTCTAAAGTAACCCAAAGTATTGATGTATACCAACAGGCCAATCAGGTAACCTATTCATCAGTTAATGCCACATCTTCTACTGTAATCATTCCAAAGACGGGTGGGGATGTAGATATAGCTGCTAAGGTTTCCCCGAACCAGACAGCCACTTATACTTCGGGTGCTACTAGAACTATAACTGATTTTACCTATGAGTTCACATCAGTACCAAGTTTGGTAACCATTGATGAGCTTAATCTCAAGGCCACTGTTGGTAAGAACATCACGGGTTTAAGCAGGGACGATACTATTGAAATGAAGATAACGGGCGAGGGGAACAAGTCAACTACAGCATCAATATCCTACCATCAGGAGTCTTTAGTTATGCCTTCTTGGAATGTTCCTACTACATTCCGCTTCGATAACAATGGTCAGAGTGATCTATCTCCAACAGGCTTGGATTTGAATATCTCTGATCCAGATAATGTGGGTTGGACTATCGATGGTCCTTCTTACGTTGGCAACAGTTTAGTAAGTGGCGACTCGCTACCAATAAGTGGTACCGGAAATAAGAGCTTGTCTCTGGCACCTGATGTTAACACTTCTTCAGAGAGAACCTTTGATCTCGTTCTTAAAGCTTCTACTGGAGCTGTAATTGCTACTTGCAATTGTACACAAGATGCTTCAGAGGCTCAGAATACCGTTGCAATGAAGATTGCAATATCAAATGCTGATCAAGTGTTAGATGTAGCGGATCATAATCCAGAAGTATGTATTAATACCAATGGCTTGACTATAACGGATGGTTTATCTTTGGGAACAATTGTATCAATGGATTCACAATACATATACATTGATATTCCAGAGTCTAATGTTGCCGAATTATACAACAAGTTGATGGTTGACTGGAAATATAATCAGTTCTTATATGTTCATATATTAAACGGATCCACTAATCCTGATACTGTTTATAATAATGAAACGTCTGAACATACAGACTTTTATAACAATGAGAACTTCTTGTTATGTGAAATTGCAAAAGTTCAAGCAGATCTTTTTACCAAAGTTGAAAATGTCGTTACTTCTCATGGTTCAATTATGCTTGAATCTGATTGTATTATTGAAGAATATCAAACTAGATACCATGCAGTCATTAAAACAGATGAACCTTTGAGCTCATATATATCATCACAATTCTCTAGTGAGAAGTTTGGTCTTGTTTGGTTAATGAATAGGGATAACAATACAAGTTACTTGCCTATATTTCCTTATGTAACGGGTGTAGATGCAGGTGGATCTGTACCAAAACTTAGGATGGATGTATACAGGTGCATTCCAATGCCGTTATCAGTTTTCAAACTAAATAATCTAGCTTTTGTTACTGATTTTGCCGCCACAGAAGCTACCCTTATTGGTATTGTGTCAATTTCAGAGATCAAAACAGGTAATTCAAGTTTATTAAATTTGCCTACCTTTGATTTGTCAGAAACCTATTTTGGAACAGAAGTTCCTGGATTTGATTCGTCTGTTGTGCTTGAGATGCAAAATCCATCTGTGTTAGATTTAAGTAATAGTGTATCTACTGGTTTCCAGGGTGATATAATTATTACCTTATATTGTGATGATATGTTCCTTGATATATCATAGTTTATGAAAATAAAAAGAAGATTGCCAGATTTATGGGTACCCTATAATCTGATAGGGCTGTATGTTGAATTGACGGACACGGGGGGTGGAGCATGATGGAAGGTTTCAATGCCCACATCCTCTCGGACGAGGCTTCCGCGGGGAGTGTCGTGGTCGGCACGGGCATATCGGCCACATTGTTGTTGTTTTTCCAGCAATCATTTGAGAGGATGCTACCATATCTCGTCATCGCCGCCGTGGTCATCCTGATCGACCTCGTGTTCGGCATCAGGGCAGCCCGGCGCAAGGGCGACCGGATCAGGATAAGCCGGGCAATAAGGCGCACGATAGGAAAGGCGGTGGAGTACTTCTGCTGGGCGGTGCTGGCCTCCTCGTTGGCCGTGGCCACGGGCTACACCATCATCGAGACGGGGCTGATGCTCGTGGTCATCGGCGTGGAGCTGATAAGCATCGCGCAGAACTGGTACTTCTGGAAGTTCGGCCACAAGGCCGGGGTCAAGGTGGACGCGGCGAAGGTCATCGAGGCCGTGGTCGAGGCCAAGACCGGGGCGAACATCGAGGGGGCGATAACGATAAACAAAGCGGAGGAATCCGAAAACAAAGAGGAGGTCAAGGATGGCAAGGAAGATTAACCACATCATAGTGCACTGCACCGCCACACCGGAGGGCAGGTGGGTGACGAACGAGGATATAACGAGGTGGCACAGGGCACGCGGGTTTCGCACCATCGGCTACCATTATGTCGTCTACCTTGACGGCACGGTGCACGCCGGGAGGCCGGAGAACGAGGTCGGGGCTCACTGTCAGGGACGCAACGCGGACAGCATAGGCGTGTGCTACGTGGGAGGTCTCGACAAGTCCGGCAAGGCCAAGGACACGAGGACGCTCGCGCAGAGGGAGGCTCTCACGAAGCTCCTGAAGGATCTGAAGGCGAGGTACCCGAACGCGGAGATAAGAGGCCACAGGGACTTCGCCAGGAAGGCGTGCCCGTGCTTCGACGCCACAAGCGAATACAAGGCCTTGTGAGTTGTCAAAATATGAAAATTGTTTGACGCAAATATATTGACGTGTTATGAAAGAGATTATCAATTTCCTGAGGCTCCTGTGGGAGCTTCCGCAGAACCTCCTGGGGTTCTTCCTCTTCCAGGTCTACAGTCTGGACTGCATGTGTATGGAGATTACCTACGGCGATGTCCGCATCCTCTACTCGGAGAGGATGAAAGGCGGCATAAGCCTCGGGCGGTTCATCATCCTCCCGTGGCGTTACCGCGGGGATTACAGCAAGGGATCGTACATAGAGATGAGCCACATGCACGAGTGGGGACATACAAGGCAGTCGCTTTATCTCGGATGGCTCTACCTTGTCGTGATCGGGCTTCCGTCGCTCCTTTGGGCGTGGGCGCACTCCGCGTTCAGGAGGCTGCGGACGGTGGACTACTACTCGTTCTGGACGGAGCGGTGGGCTGACAGGCTCGGAGGCGTGAGGCGGTGAGGATATGAGGCATAGCCGATTTATAGCCGGATTATGATCATTTTCGTGGTGTCGCGAAAATGATCAAAAAGCGAAGACGTTTAATCAACACATTTTTATTTATTTTATTATGGATTTTGGAAAAGCTATCGAGGCCCTGAAGCAGGGCAAGAGAGTTGCCCGAAAGGGCTGGAAGGGAAAAGGAATGTTTTTATGGCTTAAACCAGAGGCTGTCGTCAAGGCTGAGTGGTGCAAGGATCCTCTCCTTAAAAGCCTTGCCGAAGGCAACGGAGGCGAGATTCCCGCGCTTGGCACCATCTGCATGTTCACCCACGATTCGACAGGAAGGAAGGCTGTGCTGACAGGATGGCTTGCGTCGCAATCGGATATCCTTCTGGAGGACTGGGAGATCCTTGACGACGGATCATGGCCACGCCCAGGCTTTAATCGAAGCGTTGGGCCGACAGGCTCGGAGGTGTGAGGCGATGAAGCCGGGGTGGATCCTTCTGCTTGTCGCCGCGCTGGTGGCGGCTGTCTCCGTCCTGAGCTGGAGGCTGGGCTACCGCGCGGCGGTCGCCGAAGCCATCGAGACACCCAAGGCTGATACCCTGATCATAAGGGACACCGTCACCGTCGAGACCCCCGTCCCCATCCTAACCACCATCACTGACACACTCCTTGTCGCCTATCCCGACATCGTGATCATACACGACACCACCTTCGTCCAGCTCCCCAAAGAGCGGAAGGAATATTCCGGCAAGGACTATCGTGCGATAGTGTCCGGCTACCAGCCAAGCCTCGACCTGATTCAGGTCTTTCCGGAAACGAAGGTCGTGACCCGGACCATTTCCGTCCCGTCACGAAAAAGATCTCATTTTGCCCTATCCCTTCAGGCCGGTTACGGCATAACCATCCAGGACAACCGCATCACCCCGCTACCCTACATCGGCGCCGGTCTCTCCTACAGCCTTGTCGAGTGGTAGTAACGTGAACAAATGGTTAGAAGTAGGACTCGTGGTGGCGGATGGACTCGTTGGCGGTACGGGTCTCCAGAGGGGTGTAGAGGTCGGTCATCTGGAGTGAGTGATGGCGGGCTTGGTCACGAACAGAAAGGAGATCGGTGCGGGCCTTGATCAGATCCGTTATGCCGGTGTCCTTGAGGCTGTAGAACTTGTACTCGGAAGGGAGCCTCAGATCCTTCTTCAGATGGTAGGTCCAGAAGTCTCCGAAATGCTTAGCTGGATGGTGTGCAGGTCCAGGACGAAAGCCGGAACTGAAAAGATACCAGTCAGCGGGGTTTGACAGCACATCAAGGTCGAGCATCAGTTTGAGAACACAATCAGGAAGGGTTACCACGGCATCCTTCCGGTTCTTTGAATATTCGGCCCTGACGGAAATGGTGCCTCCCTTTACCGAAATGTCACCGATCCTGATGTGGCTCATCTCCTTAGGGCGTATGAAGCAATAATAGAGAACATAGCAAGCCAAAAGATAGTGGCGGTTGCGGTCGCTGCAATATTCACGGATGGCAAGCATCGTCTCCTTCGGGATGACGGTGCGGTTCTTTGCACATTTGCGCTTACCCTGAACGGCAGTAAGATTCGCTGTGAAGTCCTCGCTGATGTAGTTCTTCTCCATAAGCCATCCGGCAAAGCTGCGAAGCCAAGAGAGGTAATTGTCTCTGGTTCTGGCAGCCTTCCCGCAATCAAGCCATAGCCAGTCGAGAAACTTCGAGACAACTGATGACTTTAATTGATAGACATAGCACACCGGTTTGTGTTGTTCGCTGTTCCAGCCACGGAACACGTTCAGGAACGAAGTGTAGCCATTGTAGGTCTTGACGCGCATGATGTCCGATTCCGTCAACTTGTACAGATAGCGGTAGTATTTCTCACAGACATCATCAAAAAGAGTGTATTCCTCCGGATTGTTCAGGGACAGGTAGGGATTCCATCCTTGCGAGAGCTGGTCGTTGATGTTGATGACCATGTCGTTGGCGTACCTTCTGCGGGCGGTCACGCCTTTTATCTTAGGCACAGACACCCTCTTTCTTCTCATGCGACCGGTTTCCGGATCGAGGCAATAGAATTCAACATACCAACGCTTTCCTTCGGCGACCTTTGCCGGAATAAAGCCATTCGTCGTGCGGAGACTTGAAGACAT